ACAGAGTCCAAGAAGAACGGGCAAAGCCCGGCGGACGAGGAGAATAAACCCTCGCCCACCCTGATATATTAAGATAAATTACTCTTAATATACCAGATCCCCACCCCCGCCAATAATGCGGAGGACCGATCCTAGTTTAGGTATCGGGTTATGCTGCTACATCCGGATCGAATAATCGATACGGATCGTAGTGCACTGCTTCTGGCCAGGATACATTAGTCGTTAATTCATAACGATTAGTTGTATCAGCTGGGTCACACTGAGTCGAGGTATGAAACCAATCGTAATTTCCGTCGTAAAGAGATGTATAAATCTCAAACGTTGGAGAAATTAACGAAAGGTTATAACTCGGCTTAGCCTCCGCCTCGAAAAGCCACCATATCATCTGAGGAGATGATTCGGTGTCAATTGGTTTAGTTAATCGAAGTAGCCTCTTTCGGGGCTTATCAACTGTAACTAAAGCAGTATCGTCATTGGGATTTACACCCCCATGAAGACAACGAGGAATGATTTTTGACCACTTTTTGTGGAAATGGTAAATCGACTTAGTACAAATTGTACCAGCCGATCGGCCATCCCACTTCAAGAGGTGGTTCAGAAATCTTATCACGTCAGTTTTCTGACGGATAGGAACCCGTAAATAAAACGGGGTGACATCCAAAGAATTATGGTAATGTTTACCACATGATTCACGGAATAGACCGGTCGAGTGTGACTTCTTCGCATTAATGGAAAATCCATACCATGCAAAGACGTCAGTTAACTGACCGATCATAAATCGTGAACATATGATATCGTCACCATAAACTGAAACGACACCCTTTGATCTTGTGGCCCATGCTGTAGCACGCGTTAAAGCGTAAAACAGTAAAGACTCAAGTTCAAAGGTGAATCCGTTCCCCATGGAACTGAACATGTTCAGATCTACGGGCACACCATCAATCAAGGTGGTGTGAACACGGAGTTCATCAAGGAGCCAAAAGTAATCTAGTGGCAACAACCGCAACACACATTGTGTTGTGATAGAGTCACTAGCTGCACTGAGATCAACGGTCGCGAGATCGTCGACTAGTGCAACTTTTGCCAACTTTTGATTGCGGGTTTGATCACGAAGATCAATACCAACTCTCTTAAGTTTATGTCGGATATACTTCCCGACAGCTCGTTGAAGTGTCATATTGATCTCAGGCTCTTTACAAGCCACGCGATCAATTTCAGACTTCTTTGGAACCGTGAAGAGCACACTTTCCTCCTGAGCAACAAGGTCTTGGGCCTCTAAAACTGTATCAACAGTTAAAGAATCCCAATAGCCTACCGCCCGAGTGGAAGAATGTGCTTTACCAGCAAGTTTGAGAAGAGATGCATTCGCACCTCGTGAAATCCGCGTAGACGCTCCATTTGAATGAGATACGAAAGTAAGTATTTCATCTATATTGAAGGGTCCAAGAACCGATGCGATAATTTCTTTGGCCTTTTCTTCGATTCGCATCGAAGAGGACCAGGAAAAGTCGCATTCATCAAACATAAGATGAATATTGGTTCTTGCGTTTTTCTTCTCATTGGCATGCCATTTCTTAATGGCTGCCGAACGTCGATCTAGGGCAGATATGGATCCTTGTGGATCTAAGAACTTTGATTTGAACTCAGATTGAAGGTATCGACCCTTGAATCCTTCCGTAAGAGCTAGCTCATCAACAAGATGAGTTAGCTCTAATTGGAAGGATGCAGCAAGATCAGCTGGAAGAAAGTTTAAAGAGGATTTCCTCTTAGACTTTTTTTGACGACTCATACTATTACTCCTTTGGAGAATTAGTTACGTATTTTCCTACGGAAAATATCCAAGTGAAATAAGCCATGATCAAATCGGATCTCGCCAGAAGGCGGACCCAATTCGACTGGGGCAGATATTTCTTCTTTGATTGGAAGTCCAGAATCCACATTGGAATCTGAAACTAACAGTAAATTCATTGCCAGAATGACAATGAAACACAATAGAAGAAATGCAATCAGTAGGCCTACGGCATACGGATCACCCATTCTGGGTGAACGCCGCATTAGTAGACAGACTGAAGATTCACTAGGAGGGCGTTCAGTTGGGTGGTATCCGATGCGAGAGCATCAGCAGCCATTCCAACCAGATCGTCCCGTTCTTCCTGAGTGGAAGATGAGTCAAAAGTGAAAGTCAGATCGGCATAGCCGGTCCGAACCACTTTCGTCAAAGCAATCCCGTTCACCGTCTCAATGGCGGTAACTGGAATTGCCAGCTTGATACGAGCTTTGAACTTATCGTTCGCTGCACGACGTACACTCGCGGTGACTTTGTTGTCACCGAGAGGAGTTCCGTCCGATTCCGACCATTCAGCCACGCCAGTTTCGCGAGAAACTGGAACGAATGTATGGTCAATAGGAGCGGCTTGACGGTCCGTAAGGACCAGAGTAGTAAAAGCGGACATAAGTGCCTACCTTCTGCGTTGCACAAGCAAAGCTACAGTGTGTAGCAAGCGTGTGAAGTTATAATCCAGCTTGATTACTGGACTATGTGGTACTGGAAAATCGCCTAAAAGGCGGCGTTCCATAGCAAAGTTCTGCACAGTCCAAGATGGACGTGTTCCAGAGTATGTGGGTGAGAACCCAGACTCTGTAACAGTGTAATTACCTTCACTGATGGCTGTTTGAAAGCCAGAAGCGAAAGTAAGTGCGTGCGGAACACTTAGATTCTGTAAAAATGTCGACACATTCACTAGCCAATCGACTACGAATGAGTACGGCATTAATTCCCAAGCTAGGCTTAACGGATTAGTTAAACCAAGGGAGTTCAATCCAAACAAACCGTCATTAACATACTTGAAGTTAATTTGGGTCAGAATAGATTGTTTTACAGAACCGGAGTAATCATAGACGGCATTGACCGGAAACCTATATGGAACTTTGTAAATTCCAGAAAAGGTTTGTTCGGCCCTTGCCTTTCTTCGGAGCGCAGATTGAACTGCATCGTAAGCTCCGAGGACATCCATGATTAACGGCTTCCACCCGAATGACCACTCTAACCAAAGGTTAGCGAGGCCACGGCGTCGGCCGGCTCCAGGGACATGGGTTAATCCAGCAATCTGGGCTGCTTTACGGTACTGACGATTTAACAACGCAGAAATAAATCTGAGAAGTTGCATCGATCGTTGCCTAAGCATACCAGAAGTTTGTCGGATTTCCCCTGCATTATTAGCGAGATTTACAGCACGTTCGCTGATCTGGCTAATGACTTCTGATCCCGCCGCGGCCCAATGGCCGTGAGCGAAATCAGGAAGTCTACCGAAGGAAGCACTATATTTCGATAATCCAGCATAAGCTAGGTAATCGATAGTAACTTTCCTTCCCATTCCACGCTTTCCCGAAAGGGAATAGCCGCTAACCGGATGAATAAGTTTAAACGAATTTGTTTGAACATTCATCCGAAAGGCGTTATAATAAGTGGGGTGGAAGTGATCGGACTGCACGATATCGTGCCGTCCTTTCGCAAAGGTATATGCTTCTCTACAATACTGCGTAGAGCCATACTTAGTTGTATAGCTATAGCAATATGTAGATGTCCTACTGTCTAAGTCGCGCATAGATCAAGTTCCTTAAGTTGGAGCAAGACCCAGTAACGTCGGTTCTACCGACGGTTACTACTTAGTCATTTTGACTAAGCCTCGCGTTTGCGAGAGACCCCCT